ATCTGATTCCTGTATCAAAAGGCTGTGGAAATTCAAATGACTTGGTATCAATATCCTTACGAATAGAGATACAGAAGATTCTATTACGATTCTGTGGAATACCAGTATTCTTTGCATTGATTGTCTGATAATATGAGTTATATCCCAAGTTATCAAGTCGAATCAACCAATCCTTAAAACTGTCAATATACTTCTTTGATACAAGAGCATCTACATTCTCCATAAGCAAATACTTTGGTAATGTATTATTCTCTTTTGCTTTTACAAGAAGTCTCTCAACTTCATACAATAAACCTGAACGAGTTGATTTAATATTGTGGCTGCCACAATTAGGGCAAGTATAACGAGTATCTACATCTAATTCTGATGGATCATATTCACAACCACAATCATGACATGTCCACTTTAATCCTTCTTGCTTACCAGCAATGGAAAGATCTGTACATGGAGTCGAGTATGTAAGTAAATCACTATATGGCAGTGACTCAATCTGCATCATATCGCCAAGATTATGTGAAATATGGTCTGCTAACCAATATTTCTCAATACCTTTCGTTTTGTCCTTCTTTCGTGAAAGTTTCTCCCAATCATACAGAACATCTTTCTTAAAATCATATCCAAGTCTCTTATCTGTAAGCTGTTTTACCATTTCTTCTTTGCTTGGATAATCTTCATAGTTTTCAATCATTTCATTAGTCAAACCACAATGAATTGCAGCATAACTAACCACGACTTCTTTATCTAAATCTGCTGTTGCAATCATATTTGCATTAAATAGATGAGTATTATCAATACCCTTCATCTGTGCTCCAATGCCACTGCAAAGTTCAATTACACTTAACTCACAATAATTATTTTTTTCTTTATTCTCTGTCAAAATCCTTTAATCTACAGAGATTGCGCAATCATTTATACCTAGGAGTTACTGTTAAATCCTTTCTTCTTAATATTATTTTGTTGTAAAATCACTCGAAAATAGGCACGTCTGCCTAATCGAATGAAAAAATATTTCTTGTTACTTTTTTGGAAAATTTGGCTGATCAGCCATGAATAGAATTACTTCTATATTAGATTATTCTCTATTTAAAAGAAAAATATAAACAAAACAAATGCTAATAACGACACGATACAATGCAAATCATATCTCTTTTTTGTACCATTTAACTTTTCTAAAGTCAGATTTATATTCAATGCTGAAATTAGAATCAAAATTGCTAAAAATATTTTCATTCTCTCACCTCACTTATCTTCTTTCCAATCAACCATAATAAATGATAAAAATCCCAAACATGGCTCTATTAATAAAATTTTCCATAATTCAACTGGTTCAGGAAAAATAAAATTCATTAATAAATTTAATGTCATAAGCCATATTAAAAATCTTATTGTAGATTTATACATGCTATTCTCCTCTTACTTATTCAAAACAATCAGAATGTTACTTAGATATAAAGCATAGAAGACTAAATACCTACCACCTGCCAAGAATAATAATTTGAACACAAAGTTGACAACATTCTTTTTCGTCCATGTTATCCCAACAATAAGGTTAAAAATTCCCATAATTAATAAAATAATGTTTAAAATATTCATATTTCACCTCCAAAATTCCTGAAGAAATGTGCGTTTCTTTTTAATGTAAAATATACACCATATATAGTATATACTACTTATTTTTAATACTATATATGGTGTATTTGTAACGATTACTCGCTTAACTCTGCAAGTGCCTTATCCAGATCCTCGTCAGACATGTTTTCAAGTGCTGCATCCTGTCTCTTAGCCTTGATTTCAAGCAATCTCTGTCTCATCTCTGCATTCTTCTTAGCGTCTTCTCTCTTCTTCTTTTCGTCAAGCTTCACACCAACAATGTACTTAACAATTTCGATCTTATTAGAAATCTCTTCATCTTCCTTTGACTTAGTATTCAGAAGGCTTTCTTCCTCAGACCTTTTTACTTCTGCATTGAGTGTCTTAAATACTGAGTCCAGATTTGTGAGAGATAAATCCCACAAATCAATTACGTTAATCATTCCTCTGAATGGGAACTGATAGTTTGCTCTTGTTGCATTGATAAATAATTCATTGTTTGTCATAATAATAATCTCCTTTTCTAATTTTTAATTTTAAATATCCAACCTTTAATTTTCCTATTTTCATTTAAACATCTGTCAATCGAACTATAACTTATGTCAGTATGTTCACTTGCAAATTTCTTTTTATTTTTAAATTCATATATTGTTCCATTTGGTGAAATTCCAACGTATGTATTACCAGTTAAATTTTTTCTTGTTGTAGCTTCTGATATATTCATAGGTCTTGGAATAAATTTACATGTGACAGGGGAATATATTTTATTTTTTAAGCCTAATTTCTCACACAAAAAATCTTTATCTAATTCATATTCTCCATTTTTCCAAAGATCATATCCATCTAAATAAACGATATCGTCACAAAAATTCTGAAAATTATGCCACCTATCACAAACTGTTACACCTACATACGCATTACTTTTTAAATGTGCTTTTTCAGAATAACATCTTTCTATCATATGATGCCATGTAGTATATTCTTTAGTGACGCTTCCATTTATTTTACATTTCCACTTACCCTGACCCAAATATCCTACATTAAACACATTTGGAAAATTAGGACTTTTGAGGTTTCCTTTACTTATGTTGGTAAAATCACTTTCAACGATTGCCCCATCTTCAAATTCACACAAACAATAAATATACGATCCCTTTTTGTTACATCTATTCGTTTTCCCAATTATTTTAAAACGTCCACAGCTTATAGAGTTCCAAATCGAACCATTATAATATTTTTTAGATGTGTTCTCTATAAGCTGATATTGGGAAATTAATTCTTCTCTAGTTAAAATTTAATTTTCACCACTCTCTCAATATTACTTTTTACTTTAACAACCAATTCAGCTCTTTTTGTCATCGAAAAACCAATGCCTGATAACTGATCTTTTGTGTCTGCTACATGACATTTAGCCCCTAAAGCTTCAAATACTCTCTTATGCTTCATTAAATCATTGTCAAGGAACTCAAGATAGAATCCATTAGGCTCTTCATTGTTCACACAATCCTTCAGGAAGAAGAATAAATGTCTATGACCAATTCCGTCCTGCTCGTCAAAATAGTTTGGACTATAACTGATTACTGATACAGGAACGAACTGATTTGTATTTACACTCCAAATCTCACGGCTTGAAATAGATGAATTTCCTGCTAATTTCTCCTTAATTGAGAAGTTTCCATTCTCATCGAGTGTTACTTCTGCAACCTGAACCTTTTCATCAGTTCTCATTGACTTATCGTAATCAAACTTGTAAATTTCTCCATTAAATTCAATCTCAGCTCTAAATCCATGCCTTACGCTTCCCGAATACTGATGTACAAAGAATTTATAAACACCTGGTTTCATTCTTGACAGGTCTTCCCAAGTAATATTCTCTACTGCAACCTTTCCATTTGGATGAATAATATCAACGTCTAACTGACCACCCATTCTTGAAACACTTGGCTTTCTACAATTTCTAAAGAAAATTTCATTCTTATCTGGCTCAATACAATGTGCATCAAGGTCGTAATTATCATGACCATCTTCATTCCACTGAATAGAAAATCTGAGTACACCATCAACATTACCGCCAGCCGCTTTGACATTCTGTTTCATATCTGAGTCTGTAATGTTTCCTGAATAAGCCCAAGATAATCCATTGTTCCACTTAAACATTGTCTTAGCATCTGGATTAACTGGTGCAATCATAGATACAAAGTTCTTCTCATGCTTATTCTCTACAAATGCTTCAATCTCCTTTGCAGTTGGAAGCACCTTATCAATAAAATCCTGTGCTGAAATCTCTTCAACCTTAGAGAATTTTTTAGGACTTACAGCAATATCCTTTTCCATCTGACCAAAAATATCATCTGCACCAACCATTCTTCTTGCAGCACTCTTATTTGAGAACAGTACATTATTTACAGTAATATCATTCAGATTAGCAAATCTTCTCTGTAATGAATCCATATATCCAAGTTCTGTAATAGTCTTCTTTGCATCCTCAAGCATTTTCTTTGTAAAAATAGCCTTTGGTCTTTTATAGTTGCTCGGTGCTGTAATCTGCTCATACTTCTTAACTGCTGTGTCAAGATCCATATCCTCGCTTACATTAATAAGAAGTGTTCCAATAGAATGATTTCTAATTCTACCGATAGCCATGCCTGATGTTACCGACTTCTCCCAAGCATATAAGTCCTTTTCAGTATCAGAAGTCAGCTTATCATATTCCTTCTTATACTTCTTGAACTCTGTGAGTACACCTTTCCACTCTTCACCCTTGTAAAGTGTATTTGAATTGATAAGTTCAAGAATTGTATCAAGTGCTTCCATAGTAATCTCATCAAGAGAACGCTTAAATACATTCTTGTGTCCCTGAACTGTCCCTTAACTTCCTCGTTTGAACGACTACTTCTATTTACGAACTTGCTTGGAAGCTCTAAGAATAAATGATCCCACTGATGAGACTTTCCATTAATTTCCTCAAAGTTAAAATCTGTACCAATCTTAGGGAACTTGGTTGTATAAATATCTGTAACTGTATGAGCTTTTACAAAAGTATCAAGTGCATCACATACTGACTGATATGTTGTATCACCAAGATTCAGTTCCCAGATTGTGTGGATCTGATTATCCTTGATAGTGACAGCAGAACCAATATTCTTAATAAACTGTCTACAACAACTGCAATCATGCTCTCTACGTTCCCTGAAAATCTCATTTGTACCGGCAGGGAAGCTATCAAGATATGTATTCCATAATTCGTCCTTATCTACATTTACCTCAAATAAATGTGTTGCCTCTTTCTGCATTTCATCGAAGTGCTTCTGTAAAGCCTTCTTAAACATCATAAATCCATCCATGTTTTGTACCTCTTCTTTCTTATATTTATTTTTTATTAATTACTTCTATTGTCCGTTTATAATCTAAAGGAAACGAAGTTTTACTGAGGAATTTAATTTTCGTCCTCATCAAAATCCCATGCATCATATAATTTTTCTCCGTTACCCCACCAACTAGGTTTGTCAGAACCCCATTCAGTTTCATTATTAGTCCAACATTCAATTTCTTCACCATCTACATCTACAATTGGTGTAGCCCAATTTGAACAACCATAGACATATCCGTTATAATACTTGCCTTTTGCATAAATAAGACCACTCGTATTATTCCAATCTTCCATAAGTCCAGCGTAAATTATTGAATTAGGATGACTTTCTACAACCTCTTTAACTTTGTTCCAATCCATAAATTTCATTGCACCAATAGGTTTTGTTG